TGCAGCGTGTAGCCGTGCTCCTCGGTGAGCGTCGCGAGCGACTTGAGGTTGGCCGGCGTCACCGTCGTGTTGCCCGAGATGACGTAGTGGTTGTGCGACCCGAGGAACGTCACGTAGTTGTACGTCGGGGGCACCTCCCCGTCAGCGTTGTAGGCGGCGAAGACGGTGACCGGCTCGTTCTTGTCCGTGAACCCGTTGGAGTTCAGGGGGTTGAAGAGCCGCTGCATGACCTTGCGGAAGTAGAGCTTCCGGTCGGCCTCGAGCGCCAGGTTGTTGTTCGTCTGGAGCTGCTGGGCGGACATCTCGGCGATGGCCATCCAGGTGTAGCGGATCGCGAGGTCGTAGAACTTGAAGTCGTACCCGCGGAAGAGCCGCGTGGCCCCACCCTGGATACCGACCGGCTGGCCGTACTCCGAAGCTTCCTCGAACTCGACATCGTCCGGAACCGAGACTTCCTCGGTCAGGCCGTTGACCCGGTAGACGAGCTGGTCCGCCAGCGTCGTCTTGCTGGCGTTGCGGATCCGGATGGTCTCCTGGACTTCGTTCCAGAAGTCATTGAGGTCCGTTCCGTCGGCGGCCTGCACCACGTCGGCTCGCTCGTTGAAGCCGTTCTCACGGCCGAACGTTGCGAGGTCCTGTGCTCCCTCGTCGAGAAGCCACGCGATGAGGTCCTTGGCGTGAACTGCGTTTGCCATTTCTCTCCCTTTCCTTACGCGGCCTGAGCCGGGGTGCCGACGGTCCAGCGGACGATGAGGCGCCCTGCCTTGACCGTGTGACCGATGAGGAACTTGCCCGCGCCACCCGTGAGGGAGAGCGTGCCGTTCGTTGCGGCGTAGACCTTCGAACCCGCGAGGAATACTGCCGGGTCGAGGTCGACGATCTCGCCGTTGGTCATGACGTCGACGGCGTCACCGGCGCGAGCGCCGATGGGTGCGTCCTGGTTCGGGGTGCCGCCCTGGAGCGAGGTGCCCCACGGACCGACGGGGCCCTTTGCCACGTTCTTGACCATGATGCCGACGGGGCCGGACTGCCCCGCACTGCCGAGGATGACTCCGCCCGAGGCGTTGAGAGAAACCAGCACCGGGCCGACTCCTCCGTTCACCAGGGTCAGGTCAGCACCGAGCAGAGCACGAAAGCCACCCGCGAGCGGCTCGTACTTGTCGTAGCGTGCCATGTCTTACCTTCCTTGCTTGAGATTGATTGGTGTGGGATGCAATCACCGGAGCGCGGAGTACTTCTCCTTGAGAGCCTCTTCCGAGGTCTGCTTCTTCGTCTTCGGGGTTCGTCCGAACTGTCCGCCCGTGGGCTCGCCGTCGTCGGTTCCCTTTTTGAGAAGGTGGGGCTTGGAGGTGGCAAGGGCCTTGATCGCATCCTTGACGGACTTCTCGTCCACGGTCACGGTCGAGGGGTCATCGTCGTCCTGGTCGGCGATGATGTTCTTGCGTTCCACACCCAGCAGGGCGTCGGAGGGATCGATGAATCCGGCCCGCTCGGCAGCCCGCTCGATCTGTCGATCGATCGATGTCCGGAGGTAACCAGCGGCGAGCTTCTCAGCCCGCGACTTGGCGGCTTCCTCTCGAATCTGTGCCTGCTCGAGTTCGGACTTCTCCTTGAGCGCGGCTTCGGCCTTGGCCTTGTCCGCTGCCTTGAGCTTCTTCTCGGCGGCGTTCGCGCGAGCGCGTTCCTTGGCGAGTGCGGACTTCAGCCCTGCGGCCGGGTCCTTCTCGCCCTTGTCCCCGTCGTCATCATCGTTGTCGTCGTCATCGCTTCCCGCGTTGTCGCCGTCGTCGTTGTTGTCGCCAGAGTCGCCCGAGTCGTCTCCATCACCCTCGCCCTCGGCGCCGAAGATGATGCTCGGAAGCAGCAGCTCCAGATCCTCGGGGGTGATACCCTTGTGCTCCATGATTGCCTTTCTTACGCATCCCGCGTGTCTTTGGATTCCGTACCGTTACTTTCGTTGGTACGGCCCTTGTTGTTGCTCCGGTTTTCCGAAGCAGCCCCATCCCCCGATGTCTCATCGGTGTCAGAGGAAGATCCGTTGCCGGCCCCGTTCGGGGCAGTGGCGAGGAAGGCGGCGCGAGCGGCCTCGACCTTCTTCTCTTGTTCCTTGTCGAGCTGTGCCTGGATGTCCTTCGGGAACTTGTACCCGAGCTTCTCCATCTCGTCGCGGTAGAACTGGTCGGGAATCAAGCCCCGGTCCTTCATGTTGTTCAGTTCGTTCACCTTGGCGGTGCGATCTGTCGGCAGCTTATCTCCGATTACCGGAATGATATCACCGGTCAGGGTTGTCTGCTCGAAGACGGCTACCCAGGTCTTCCAGTCGAAGAACAGTTGAGTGAGTCGGTCGAGAATGTGGCGATCCCGAGTCTCGATTTTTGCAAGAGTCGGCTGGAACTTGATCGCCAGCGCGATGCCAGACTGTGCGGTCTGAGCGTCCACGTTGCCCAGGGCGACATCGCTGAGCGACGCTGCCTTGTTCATCTTGTCTTCGAGATAACTGATCTGGTCCGTCGCCGGCGTGATCGAGGAAACCCCCTCGACTCGACGGAAGTACGACCCAGTCGGCACCTCCATCACTCGACCAGGTGCAACCTCCCAGGTCGTCTCGGTGCCATCATCGTTCACCGGGCGACCGCCGTCGGTGGCGTAGACTCCCAGGCCCTCGAGAGCCAGTGCAGCCGAGACGTCGGTATCTCCCTGGCTGATGGCCTGCATCATCCCCTCGAAGCCGCGGAGCTCGGACGAACCGAAGTCTTCACCCGACCATGAGCGGTTGCGGAACCAGTACACCGGAATCGCGGTGATGCGAGGATCGAGGTAGCCGAGCGGAATGACCTGCTGGACTTTCTTGGCTTCCTTGCCATACCACTTCGGGTCGATTTCCCAGATGGCTTCCTCGCGAGTGATCCGCTTGCTGCCCGACTTCTCATCGATGCGGTACGTCAGGATTCGCGCACGGAGCTTGTCAGGCTCGTTGGGGAGCGTGTACTGAATCGCGATGTGGCAGCCGATCATCTTGTCGGGGGCGTCATCGTCCCAGATCGGGAAGACGCTGCTGGGGTCCACACCATTCAGGCTAAGGCGAGTTCCCTGCTCCTTGTTCGGGTTGGCCGTGAGGTGGAAGATCCAGTCACCTCGAGCGACGCCGGCGACCTTCTCGGTGTCGAACCGGGAGTAGAATTCCTCGCGCTTCAGGAAGGCATCTAGGAACGTCTTCGTGTTGGCATCGCCATCGGGCACCGTGATTTCCAGGCCCTTGACCATGTAGTGCGCGGTGATGTCGACGATCGTACGCGCGTTCGGGATGTAGAGGGGTTCCTCACCCTCGAGCACCCGCAGTGCGAACTGCCGCTCATCGTTCCAGTAGATCTGGTCGTACTTGAGGTATGCCGCGATGCGATCCCGGTCCTCCTCCGGAATCCACGTTTGCTTGTCGTTCGTTCCTACGAACGGCGCAATCGTAGACCACTGGTTGTAGTCTGCGCTCATGCGGCTCTCCCCCTCTGGGTTGCAATCGAGCTCTGTCGTGAATGGTTGGCCGTCTTCGAGAACGGCTCCATGTGACCCTTGTAAAAACGACCCAGGGCTTCAGGTCCGTGGTTGTCGACATCCTGCGGAATCTCGCTGTTGTTCTTCGCATCACTGCGGTTTTCGGGCCAGCGATAGCCCTCTCGCATCTCCCAGATCAGGGTCGTGCAGCTTCTGTCGACGACCAGACCGGGGAACTTCTCGGGATGACCATCGGGCAGGTGAGCGGGGTGCATCTTCAGCCCTGAGCGGATGAGGTCGAGTCGACCACCATCTCCGCCCAGTTCGCCACCCGTGTTGTTGCGAGTCTGAATCTTGAGCACCCGACGAAGCGTCGATGCACCGCCCGGGTCACCGGGGTCAACGTAGATCGCATTGATCTTCTCGAGCAGCGGATCATGGATCAGTGTGTTCGAGGCGATGTCGTGAGTGTCGCGCTGACGGAAGCGCTGCTCCTTGATCACATAGACCCTGTGATTGTATGGGTCCTCCTGGATCAGCAGCCAAACCCAGTCGTTCGTGTAACCGAAGTCGACTGCGGCGTAGAGGGGCAGCTTGGGGTTGTAGGGGTAATCCCCGACATGTACTTCGTCTTCCCACTCTTTCATGACGCGGCCATGAC